AGGACAGGATTCGAACCTGCGGTAAGGAGTTAACCCTACGCCGAATTAGCAATCCGGTGCTTTTTTTACACTTTCGCCTTGCGTTTCATTGGAAACGACCTACCTATCTTCAACGCCAGCACTCAGCTCAATCGCCCAGCCATGAACCTCAGCGATCTCGTCCAGAAGATCGCGATGGAACGCGACCTCGAATCCGCCACGATCGGCCAATACCACCGCGCTTGCCAAAAGCTCGGATCCTTTCTCGGGAAAATTCCCGAGGTAACTGACATGTCCGAGGAAAACGTCAACGCGTTTTTGTCCAGCTTGAAGGACTCTGGCAAGTCGGCGACGACCATCATCAATTACCGGGTCGCCTTGACAGTTGTTTGGCATTACGCGGTCGCCCGCGATCTGTGCCCAGCATTCAACCCAAGAAAACTGAAACGGCCTAAGCAGGAGCAGCGGGTCGTTCGATCGTGGTCTCTCTCGCAAATTAAGATCCTGATCGATGCCTGTGCCAAGGTGCCAGGGCGATTGCAGTGCGGCGTCGCGACTGGTGCGTTTTTAGCGGCGTGGGTGCGGGTTGGATACGATACCGGGCTGAGACCATCAGACCTGCGGCTCCTGCGGTGGGCAGATGTGGATTTTCACCAAGGCACCATAACACTGACTCAACACAAAACCAAACGAGCACACACGGCTCGGCTGTCGCCTGCGGCATTGGCACTGTTGGCGGACATCGAGCGGCCACCGAGGGAGAAGGTGTTCCCGCTATCCAAGTCAGGCGTGCGGCGGATCGAGTTGATCTTGTTTGAGACGGCAGCAAAGCTCGGATTTCGGCGCATGCGTGGCCAAGGGCTTGGATGCCTTCGCAAAAGCCACGCCACCCAGGTCTACACTGCCGAGGGGGAGTCGGCAGCTGCGGAGTCGCTTGGGCATGTCAGCGGGACGAGAACCGTTCGCCGCCACTACATCGACTCAAGGTCGATCAAGTCGGGTAGGTTGCCACCCGAACCGCCTGCGGCGTGATCACTCAAGGATGCGTCCTACCGCAAAGACGATGATGCCTCCGGCGAATGCCGCCAAGCCTGTGCCGGCATGCACAATGCCAATGGGCACGGCTCCAAATATCAAAAGACATCCAACCAATTTACACCATCTGGCCGAATCGCGGCCTCGTGTCTCTACGCTCATCTCGGGCTCCCTTTCAAAAAAGACTCCGAGCATTCTAGGGCAACGGACAAGAGATTTGCAACCGGTAGACAAAATCCATAGAATTCCAATTGATGCCAATTTGCGTTTGGAATTTACACAATAAGCGAAACCGATTCATGAAGAAAACAAGCGTTAGCAAAACCACCGTCCATGAATCCTATCGAATATGGAGCGAATCCGGAGAACGCGTCATAACGGCCTCCAAAACGTTGTACCGCATGCAGACAAGAGGCATCTCCTCAAAAAAGATTATGGAACTACTCGTGTCCATGAACCAAACGTTCAACTCCGTAAAACTTGGTCGTAGAAACAGACACACGTCGAAATGGGTCAGTAAAGGTTGTCAAACCCTCGAAGACGGATCTACCGTCGTTGAGTTTTATCTGATAACCGGATTGCCGCTTTTCAAAAAAGTCGGCGGTTGCAAATTCAAAATTTACCGAACATTGGATTTCCGCAAGCCGCTGAAAATACTTGCAAACGCGTGTTTGTGACCACAGCCTGGCGGCAGTGGCTACCGCATTTTTCAGTGGGTTGCCAAAAAATCTTTCCCTATTTTCCTTGATTTAGGTATTGCCGTAAATCAACCGGTCGATATAATCACGTACACAAGCGACGCACAGTGCGACGCGGGAAACGAAAACGGGAGATGGAAAAATGAATTACTTGGTAATTTTCAGCGGTACTCGATTCGACGGAAAAGTAGTGAATGGTGAGCCAACCTGTATTACTATCAGCGGTGAATGCGTGGTTGTTGCCGATTCACAAGAGTCGGCCATTGAGATTGTCAAGAATGACGTTGTTTCACGACACGATTGCAAGGTTGTTCTAAACAAAATCGAAACGGTTGTGCCATTCATGGGCGGGCAAAAGCTGATCGATCGGCGAGTCAAGGCTGGCGGAACTTCTGATTGCCCGTTGGTGTCAGCATGATTTGCTTATGGACGTTCAACGCCGAGGATTTTGCAGACTGGTGTCATCTCGTTGGATCCCCGGAAGTTGCGAGCTACGCAAACTACTTGACGCTGTTGGCAGCAGTGCAAGCCGACTGTGAAAGGTCTGGGCACGCAGTCAGGCGTGTATGCATAAGCGTAGCTGAAATGCGCAGACGACTACACGCAGGGCGTCTGGAAAACACTCCCGACAATCGTGCACAAGTCTTGGCGACAAGCATGGAGACTGAGTAATGCCACGCAAGAAAAAAACACCCACACATGGCGGCGCTCGCGAGGGCGCTGGCCGTAAGAAGATGGCCAACGCAAAGCGAGCCGTGACGTTTAAGTTGGCGGTGCCGATTGTGGAATACCTCGACACCGTACCGAGCAAGGTGGCGGCGGTCGAGGCGGCGATTACGGATTCGGATGGGTATCGGAAATGGTCCGGCGATAGCCGAGACGGTACAAGACCCTAGCCAAATCCTCAGCGGTTTCTTCGACCGCGGATTCGTCTAGATCCCAATGCGCGGCGTGGAGCAGCTCGTGAATCACAACCTCGAGCTGTCGTTCGCCGCGTAGTGTCTTGCGGATCTTGATCTCTCGACCTTCGTAATTACAACTGCCGTCGTGCGTGGCGGGCAGTCGCTCGAAGGTCATAGTGAAATAACGGCCTCGGATGCGGACTCGCATGTCATTTTGCCCTCACTGTGTCATAGCGAATTTTCTCGGATCGTTCGTCCCAAAAAAACCGTAGCCATGCTGAGCCAAGTGCTTTCGGGCCGAGCATGCGTTCGACCTCCCAACCACCTGATCCGTCACCCCACGCGTCTTTGTAGCCTGGCGCACGAATGTGCAATTGCTCGTCGTGGTACAGCACACCTCTGGAACTGAGACGCTGACGCGGTATTGTGACTGTCCATTCGTCATGCGTGTGGCCGGACAACACAATGTCGGCATCCGGTGTCATGACGGCGAGGCGATTGGTTTGGATCGTGCCTCGGGTGACTGGGCCGCCGCCACCACTGCCGTGGTAGTGATAGAGTATTTTGGTGTCGCGAATGCGTTTGTCGGGTATGGTTTCGAATCGAAAGATCACCCAACCGCCGTAGCCGCTCGACTCAACGGCAGAACCCATGCGTCGGAGCTGCGAGGCCAGGCGATCAGTGAGGTGCGTCTCATGCTGCTTGGTGATGGCGGTTTCGTGGTTGCCCTGGCCGAGGACTGCAAACTGATCCAGGTACGGTTTGTAGAAATCGGCAGCGGTATCAACCAGCAGGTCGAAATAGTTGTTGCCTTGATGCTCGGGACGTAAAGCGGCTTTATCTGCCCGTTTATCCCACTTGCCTTGCATGGCACAAAACAGGTCGCCGTTGTCAATGATGGGTGCGTTGTACTCAGCGGCTTCGTCGAGGTGTTGCTTCTCGAGCGCCTGATTGCATTTTGGGTTGTCGTGGTGCACGTCGCTGCGGAGCAAGACCCATTGCTCCCAGTCCATACGCTTAAGCATCTCAACCCTGATTTCGACAACATTCCTTTCCAGCTTGCGAACAGTCCATGTCATGGCAACACTCCTTTGGTTGGCGGTTGTCGATGAAATCCTTGATCGTCTGATAGCGTTTTGTCGCGTTGGCAAAGTGCACAATCCATGCGTCGTCGAGGCCGGCTTCAAATGCTCCTGGCTCATGCACGCTGTACCACCACTGCCAGTTGGCTCGGATGTCCAGGTCGGCAAAAGTTGCACCGGAAGCGATGCACTGCTCAATCTGGTGGCCGAGGTAGATCTGCTCGGCACAATGCGTTGTGCCGATGTCAACCAATGGTCTGTTCCATATGTCGGCAGCAGACTGATTGACGAGAACTACGCCAGAGTTGATCGCACGCTCCGTGTCTTCAATTTTCAACTCGGAAAGCTTTGCGACATGAGCTCGCTCTTGTGTTAGCCAGTCACGTTTGTAGAACCGTTTCGATTCGTCCAGCGCTACGATGTCCGCATGCCCGTACATCTCGAACAAATCTGGGCACTTGTCCGTGATGATGCAATCGGCATCGACGAACAGCGTCTGCTCATATTGGCGTGCAAAGTTGAACGTTCGGAATTTTTCCATGAAGCCCCAGTCCTCGGTGTCGTTGTCCAGGTCGATCAGGTCGGCACCAACGCGATCGGCGTAGGCTCGCATCGCAGGCCGCGTCAGCTTCAGCAGCTCAACGAACTCAGTTCCGTTGGCAACCGTGACGATGGCTCGCTGTCGATTTGTTGCTGGTCGTTCGTGTCGCCAAAGCATTCTGGCGCGGTCAAGCGAGACGGTCGGTTTGTTGAGCTTGGTGTTGACGGCGTTGTGTAATCGGTGGCGAAATTCAAACCAACCATCGCGGTCAAATGAAGGTTGTATCTGTGCGATTATTTCCTTCGCTTCTTGCTTACAAGCGCAGCCGCCTGGTATTAATTTTTTCCACCATTCAAACCATTCTGGGTTGGCTTCATCTTGCTGCCACAGCACTCGCCATGCACGGCGGCCTTGGTTGGTCGGCGAGTATCGCTTTGAGTTTGGCGGTACAGACAAACCGTTGCCGCTCAAAAACGTTTTATCTGGATCAAACGAGACTCGGCTGATTTTAGTTTTCATGTTGCATCAGCACGCGTTGATTGTGACCGTTGGCGCAGAGAAGCAAGTGGTCGCGTCGCTAGTTCCGGTGCACTGAAAGAAAAAACCATTGGCCGAAAGCCTTGCGTTTACGCATGCTATTAAGTCTGTTGTGACGCACTGCTCCTCCGTTGTGTGCACTTGCGGTTCTGCGTGGCAAGGTATCAAGTAATTGTCCGGATAAGAGTCGTAGAGACACTCGAGAATGTCCTCGTCGCCAAACGTAATGTCGCCGGATGGCTTGCTGGTAAATATTTTTGTTCGGTACCACGTTACGGTGTCTTCTGGACACTGGCCTAAAGAGTACCACTCGCAACCAGGGCAATCGAATTGGTTGCACTCGACCGGTGGGCATGGAATGTCGCAGGTTGGAACGGGACCGAAAAGCCCGCCGTAATTCCACCAGACAACATATTGAACAGAATCGATAACGCGTATGCTAATAAACCACTTTCCGCCCACCGGCTCTGGGTCGCACTCACACTGAGTCTGACTGTAGTAAACGCGGATGCGGCCAGCCGCAGCGGTTCTTCGGTAAACGATGTAGCGGCTGTTGGTTCCGTTGTTGCAGACATTTGTGCAAGTCTCTTCAACTTCGTCCTCGGAAATAAAAAAATCTCTAGTCCAACAGCATGTCGCGCACTCATCGTCCATCGGTGGATCGACTTGAACCCATGGAGACAATGTGTAATATCCGTCGATAGTAATGCACGGTGCGATACAGCAGCACTTGCAGCCATTGGTGTTCTTGCGCTGCATGTTATTCACACTCCTCCCAGACGACTAGGTGCACGTCGCCGAGCCTCAGCAGCATGATGTACGCACCAGTCGCTACGCTGCTAGCGGCCAGATTAAATGCCTCTACATTAAAGCCGCTGTCCGTAATGACGCGATTGGCACCTGACACTGTGAGGTGCTTGACCGCAACGTTTGCCTTTCCCAGAGTCGTGCTGCTGCGAGCTGGAACTCCAGTTGTGGCAACGGCGATCAGCAACTTGGTGGCGTCGTAGGTATCGCCGCCGACGTTGCCTGTTTCTGACACAGGCCCAATCATCCGGATCAAGGCGTCGGCGTCCGCGCCGCTAAAGCCAAAGATTTCATCCGTCGAAGATTCTGCCATGACTACTGTCTTATAAAAGTTGCAAAATCAATTTCTGTCTTTACACGGAAACGCAACGTGCTTGCGTCCGTTACCTTCGCTCCAAGGTTATTCAAGTTTCCAACAATTCGATAGGAGTTAGTGGCGTCCATGTACGGCTTCGGAACTCCACCATCCAGAAAGCAAGTCCCAACGTCGAGCATAAATACGTCGTGAGTGCCTGGATCAAAAGTCGCTTGGTAGGTGATCCGCCAGGCAGCAAAGCCTCCATAGGTGCCGAGCTCAGCGCCTGTCACGAGCAACAGTAATGTGCGCGGCGAAAAGCCTGCGAAGGATAGTAAATTTACGCAATCATTCCTTTCCATCAGAGTGCTCAAAGTTTGTGTCGGATCTTCAAACTGAGTAAAGCTGAATTGAGCTAAAGTGAATGTTTGTGTTAGCGGAGTTTCAAACGGCTGCTTGGCAGAATTGGTAATTGCGTATGGTCCGGTCGTCCCGAAGTTGACATTACCAGCCGCAGCGGGGGTCTTGTCGACCGTGATAACCTGTTCTTTTGTGATGAACGAGTCGACGCGAAAGATCGGCAGCCAAGTGGTTGGGTCGGGCGATGGGTTGTCCGGATCCTGCTTCTGCCTCTCGCGGGTCTCGAACTCGCATTCAATGTGCCAGTAGTGCGGATTAGATTCCTGGCGTTCCGCTTTGAGCGAGGTGCACACCGCGTTAAACGGACCATAACCAATACCGACAATTGGCAGACCTGGAGTGAACGCGAACACCTCTTCGCGGCTGGTGGTCTTTTCGGTCGACAAGACTAGCAGCGTTGCGGAGAATCCGTAGCTCAGTCCGCCCTCGCCTTCGCTGCGGAGCGTTGCGGATCCGCGTCGCATTTCGCCGACAATGGAAAGTGTCATCTATCGCCTCTTGCTCAGGACAACGGTGTTTTTTTCGTTGAACTTACGAAACTCTTCCTTCATCTCGTCAAGTTTCTTTAGGTGTTCTTCACGGTGCCGAGCGTCTTCGTTTTGCTTGTTCATCATCTTGTAGGCTTCGACCGTTCCGGCTCGGATGGCCGGTGCGATGTTGGTGTCGGCCTCTCCGATGCGTTTGGATTGCATTTGCTCGATGGCTCGCTCTCGTTGATCTCGTTCCTGTGTGATCTCGCGATCGGCCTGCTGCATTTCCATCCGGTCGTTGCGAAGGTCTTCGCCGAACTGTCTCCAGGTTGCAAGTTCCGCGTCGAGCTCGGCGTTGATAACGTTTGCGACGTTTTGGTCTGCCTGGACTTTGATTTGCTGGGCCTTTTCTACGAGCGACTTCATTTGCTCCGTTTTGGTTTTCAGCTCTGAAAAATCGGTGTCGCGAATTCTGTCTCTGACGTTGGCATAAAGAGGACTGTTGTTTTTGTTTGGGAAAATCGCGTCCAAGTCTTTCTGAATTTGCTTGGCTTGATCGCCACCTACTTCGCTTTGAATCTTTTTGATTTGCTCCAGGTCGTCCATTGCTTGCTTTTGACGAGCAAGACCACGTTTGCGAATGAAGTCCTGAGCCTTTTGGTCGGCCTCTTTGTTCATTTCGTCAATCGGTATTGGCTCGAAGTCTCCTCTGGCCTGCTGATAAAGCATGCCAAGATTCCTTGCGGCTTCTGCGATTACCGAAGTGAAGTCCTTCATCATTGGGAGCAATGCGCTTTGCAGTTGAGCACCAGAAGCAGTCATCGCATCACGCATGCGTTCCATTTCGTCGGCGTTCTTGCCGATCGCTGCGGATTGTTCTTGGCTGAGCAGCAGGTTGCTTCGCCGCAAATGCTCCTCCATTTCGGCAAACTGGTCGTTGCTGACTTGCAACGCTGGCACCAGCTCTATGCCTGCCTTGCCGAACATCTGCATTGACACTTGCATCTGCTCGCCGTGGTCTGCGATCTGACGCGTCGCGGCGGCCAAGGTTTGGAACTGCGTGACCGCGTCCATTCGCGAAAGTGCATTGATGTCCACGCCGATCTTTTTCAGCGAGTTGGCCAGGTCGTTGGGCTTGCCTGAGTTGAGCGAGTCGCGAGCCTCGAGGATGTTGACCTTCATTTTGCCGATGGCATTGCGGACCTGATCGACGCCGACGCCGCCGACCTCAGAAAGTGTGCGCTCGAGCGTGATCATTTCAGAAAACGAAACGCCGGCCTTTGCGGCAGCGTCTCCGATTTCGTCGAGCTTTGCTGTCGACTCGGCGGCATAGCTGGTGAGTTGCTGCACGCCGACGGCAGCAACCAGGCCGCCCGCCATGTTGCCCAGAGCACCGCGACCCATGGCGAGTGCACCGGCACCGAGGCCACCTTTCTTTGTTTGCGGCTTGTCCACTTCCGCACGATTGTTTCGCGCTGCGGCAGAGACCTGGTTCAGTTCGCCGACGGCTTTTTTGGAGTCGATCGCGTTAAGCTTGGCACGCACATGCTCGGTGGCGCGTGCGTATTCCTCAAGATCGATGGTGCCTTTGTCGAGTGACTGGTTGAGTAGCTTGAGATCTTGCTTGTAACCTTCGGCGGCACCCTGGCTTTGCTGAATGATCGACTTCAATCGATTGGCGGTTGCGGCTTCGCGGTCCATCGTGCCATCGAGGCGAGCCGTTGCGTCGGCGAGTTGCTTGGCATCGATGATGCCGTCTTGATGTGCCTTGTTGAGCAACTGTATTTTTTCGAGGTTGCGTTGCTCGGTAGTTGTCAGCGATTGAAGTACGCTTTGTACCTCACTCAATTGTTGCTTCTGCCGCTCCATGGATCCGTCAAGCTGAGCTGTTGCGTCAGCCAATTGCTTGGCATCAATAATGCCGTCCTGGTAAGCCTTGTTAAGTAGTTGGATCTTTTCGAGGTTTCGCTGCTCGGTAGTGACGAGCGACTTAAGGACGCTTTCGACTTCGGCAATCTGTTGCTTCTGCCGCTCCATGGCTTCGTTGGCAGCAGTGATCGCTGGGTCGATCTGGCCATACTTTTCCTTGAGCATAGCAATGGCGTTTTGCATCTGCTCGCTGCTAATCGCATTGTGCTTAAAAGCTTCGGTAACTAAATCAACTTCGCGATTAAATTTGCTGGTCGCTGGTTCAGCCTCTCGCAAAATGCTGCCGAGCTTGTTGATCTCGGCACGCGTGGCGTTCATGCCTTCCTTGAGCTTGGTAACGTCGAAGCTGGCTGAAAGGTTGGCTGTGTTAATCGTTCCGGCCATCGATCACCTCCGACAAGCCAAAAGCTGCTGCGAGCGAGCGGAACTGGTTGACCGCGTCTGTTTGCGTCGGAATGTCGATCTTGGTTTCCTTGGGTGGTTGGTAGCGAGGTGGCATGAATTGCTCCCACTCCGGCGGCTTTTGGCCCGCGTCGCAAAATGTCTTCAACGCGATCTGGTGTGCGATCATGGCCGACTGCTCCCATTGGCCGCCGATAGGCTCGACAGCGTCGAACGCTTCCCAAAAGTCCAAGGTTCCGATCGGCATGGACGCCAACCAGGAACGCACATCGACAATGCCCCATTGCAGAGCCAGACGACCGGCAAGCCTTAGTCGTCGGCTCCGTCGGAGTTTTTTACGAGTTCCTTGACCTCGCCGGTTTCGTAGCGGTTCAGCTTTTGACACTCGTCGAACAGTTTGCCAGCGATGCTGCGAGGCAGTCGCCGCAGCTCGGACTCGTGCGTGACCATGCGGTTGCCCTCGTCATCGATGAGCATCATGGCGATGAGTGCACGTCGAGCGGTCGCGTAGTTGACGTTGCCCTTCTTGTCTTGAAGCGACAACTCGTACTCGGTGCCTTGCTCTTCGGTCATTTCACGCAGACGGTAGTTCGATCCGTCGACGGTAACAACCGTTTCACGGAGTGGCCGTTCAAGCAAGGCGAGAAAATCATTCCTATTCATCGTCGTCCTTTTCGTTGGATAGCTGAGCGTCGAGGACTTCCTCGATCGCCTTGAGTGTCTCCATCGGCTTGCGAACCTTGCCCGGCTTTTCGAGTCGCTGACGCTCGGCCTCGCAGCCGTCAACGACGGCTTGGACATCGGCGTAAGGAAATCGATAGATCGGCAGGATCTGCGAGCCAGGAGCGTAAGGCAGGTAGCCGACGAGGCGACCATGCCAGTAGATTTGCCATTGCTGCTCATCTCGCCAAATGCCGCGAACGGTCATGGCGAGGTGCGGCTTGAGTTCGACGCTTTTGGGTGCTGTCATGGTTACGCCGGTGTGAAGGCAGGATCGGAGACGCCGTCGAACGCCAGGACCATGCGGCCCATCATGGCTTCGCCTTGAGCACAGTTTGGCGTGTCGACTTCTTTGACGAATACGGTTCCCGAGAGCGAGCCAGCGCCTGGATAAGTCACCGTACATGTAATTCCCGCATACGGTTCTGCCGTAGGCACCATCGCCGTAGTGATGGGGACCGAAGCACCAGTCCAGTAGAACTCGATCTCAACTTCGGTGAATTCGCGAAGGTCAGAGGGACGTCGCGTTTTGAACGCCGTGGTGCTCAGGTCGGTGGTTTCGATTTCACCGACGGAGAATTTGACGGGGCTGATCCGCTTGATCAGCGTGGGTGCGATACCACTTGCTGATAGCGTTGTGCCTAGTCCGGTGTCCGGAATGCTGAGTGCTGGCATGGTTTAGGGCTCCTTGTAATGGACCAAACAATCAAACGAAACGATGTACCGATGTTCTTGGTTGCCGTCGTCCGGCGGTTCTTGCAGATACTCGTCGCCAGAATCGAACTCGACGCCACAAAACGTGTAGCCAGAGGTGACGCCGCGATAGGCGTCGATGCCTGTTTCACGGATGGCTTTTGATAGTGCCGACGCTGCGGTGCGTGTGGTGGCGTAACAGTCGAGTTGGATCCGTGCGTGGGCGAGTTTTTGGAGGCCTGCAATACTGTGCTCGCGTTGCGTGCTGACGATGTAGTAGATGACGGCTGGAAGCGTAGCGCGTTGAACCAATGCGTCTGGGTACATGCGTTGACCGACGATCGCAGAGACGGTCGCATAGGAAAGCAGCTTGGTTCGGAACGCTTCGCCGATGGCACTCATCTATTCCCCACTGATAACGGTGATTGTGCGAGCCGCGGTTTCGGTGCTGGTCGACACGAGCTTCAGGTACTTGACCGCTTCGAATTGATCGCGATTGAGTGCAACGTGACGCGAGGTGCCGACGCCGATATTGATCTCGGTCGATTCGTAGTACATGGGCGTAAAGGTCGCGTTGTCGTTGCTGGCCTGAAACTTCACGGATGTGCCGCTGAGTGCCGCAGGCAAAATGATCGCCAGCGGAATGCGGTTGTTCTCAAGCGTCAGCGTTGTCGACGTTGTGCCCGATGATGCGATGGTAACGGTGTCGGTGAGTCGTAGATTTTTAGCCAAGGCGAAGCTCCTTGATTTCGATTGCCAGTTGATCTTGGAACGCTTTGAGTTGTTGCGACTTGGTTTCGTCGTAGGCTTTTTGGAGGAAGTGCGGATTGTCTCGCGGTCGAAGCCGGCCCGTATCGCGGCCCCACAAAATGTGGCGACGCCCTTTGGGTGATGCGTCGAATTGCTGCTTGTTGCCCTTGGGCCACTTGGCACCGATGTAGACGCGAGCACCTTTGTTGTGGCGAATGGTTTTGATGCCCATCTGCTTGCCGGAGTCGATCTGCCACTTGGCGTCGTTTTTGAATTTGGCAGACCATTTTTTGCGACTGCCGGATCGTTGGCTGGATGGTGCCAGTGCCTTGGCTCGCTCGGCGATCGGTTTGGCCATCGCCTTGAGGCAACGCTCCGCTGGACCAAGACGCAGCAGCTCAGGAATCTGCGTGAGCTTGGCAATCTGGTATTCGTCAAACGTGAAGTCGATTTTGATGCTCATGAGGTACACACCAATTCGATGTAGCGACGCAGGCCGTCGATGTCATTGACGTACGTGATGCCGTAGTCGGTGCCGTTGTAGGTGATCTTTTGCAATGGCGAGTAGCCGGCTCGATAGCGAACGCGGAAGACAGCTCGCGTGCCGTCGGTGTATTGGCGGCCTCGCATGGACTCGGTGCCGCCGGTCGGTACAAACTGGCAGGGTTCGTTTGCGAGGAACGTGGACCAAGTGACAACCGGCTGGCCTGCGGCGTCGAGGGTCTCGGTCGGCGTTTTGATGGTGCAACGCTGACGCATGGAACCGACATGAAAGGAAGGTGGGCGGCCAGGCATTATGGATACGTACTCCTGGCATAGCGAACGACGAGGTCTTCGTAAACTTTGCGGTTGTAAGAGCCTTCGTTGACCAACATGTCTCGGTTCTCGAAGTAGTGACCGACGAGGAGCAGCATGGCACGCTTGGCGATCGCCGGAACGCTGGTTGCGTCCTGGGAGTAGCCAAGCTTGTAAGTGATCTCCCAGGCGTCCCAACGGTCGGCAACGGCTGGCAAGGTGATTTGGTAGGCGTAGCGGATCTCGTTGATGTGGAGCTGGTACTGCGAAGCGTTCCAAGTGGTCTGGTTGTTGGCACCGTCGTAGTACTTGATCGAAGTGATCGAGTGGATCGGACGCTTGGGCA